TAAATGACATAAAAGATTATGAATATGACATACAATTAACAAAGTTAATTAATAAGTATAAGTCTATGGGATTAAATAGAGATAAATATTCCTATGATGAATATTTATTAGATAAAATGGATAAAATAGTTACATTTATTTATCTTGGTAGAACCTTTACAGAACAAGTACCTAATATAGATGACCCTATGTGTTCATTTAGATTAGGAGTATCTGATTATATATTTGATTTAAAAAGAGTTGTATTATCTACAAATATGTTATATGATGAGAGTATATACTATGATGATAGAATAAAATTAAAAGAGTATATAGATTTATTACAAAGTAATTATCAAAAGAAAATATTGTATTATATTAAGAAAGTAGAAAATATTTTTGATGATTTAGAAGTAGGGTTAAGTTATAATAAAGAATTAGAAACATATTTAAAGAGAGTAAAATAATGGGTTATTTTGATAAAACTCTAATTTCTTTAAGGGTAATTGTAGGAAAATCTATGTGTGGGGATAAATTGACTAGGTCTGAAATAGAACTATTTTACCAATATAGTAAAACAGATTTCTTTTTGAGTAAAGATGAAATTAAATTAATAAAAAAGAACATAGAAGAACATAAAGAGTAGATATATTTTCTACTCTTTTATAAATTAAATATTGACATAGATATAAAAATATGCTATAATATTCCTACAAAGGAGGTTATATGTTAAAATTATTAATAAAATCAATTATAGCTACTGTAATAGCTTGTGTTGTTTGGTTGCCAATATTTATGTTAATTACTATAGTTATTATTTATATGTTTTTACCTGTACAATATTTTGATATATTAAGTAAAAATATAATAACTACTATTGTAGTGATTATAAGTTTAATCATTAGTTGGGTATTGGCTTTTTGGGTAGCAGTGGAATTTACTGAGTTATTAAATATAGGAGAGTGATAGGATGAGAAAAGCTAATGAAACGAATTACCAATTTTTATGTAGACAAATAGACAAGTGTATTGAGTTATTACAAGATTTAAAAAATACAGAAATAATACCTTGTAGCACTTGGAGTAAAGAACAAAAAGAAAAAGGGTATATTTATAAGAGTAGAGTTAAAAGAACTCGTAGACAAATTCAAGATTGGTTATCTCAAGCAGAAAAAGATGAATGGGTATTAAAAGAATTAGGATTATTAGAGGGTAAATTAGATGAGTAAACTATATGCTTGGTATAATTCAAATGTAGATAATGGTATAGATACTACTTGGGAGAGTTGCAAAAATAGAAAAGCACTTAGGTATAAGTCATTTAAAACTTTAGAGGAAGCTAAATTATGGCTAGAAAATGGTGCTAAGTATGAAAAACCTAATATAGAATTAAATGAGGGTGTATACTTCGACAGTGGAACTGGTAGAGGTAGAGGAGTAACAGAGGTTAGAGTTACAGATAAAGATAAAAATAGTTTATTAAATCATTTGATTACACCAAAGTTTGAAGAATTTTTAAAATCTAAAGGTTGGAAAATCAATGAATTTAACAATATAGAATTAGATGCAGATAAATCTAATAATTATGGAGAACTATTGGGTATGTACTTAGCCTTAGAAATTGCAAGGAAATTAGGGTATACAGATGTTTATGGAGATTCTAAATTAGTTATATATTATTGGAGTAAAGGTTCGTATAATGAATTACCTAAAGAAACAGTAAAATTGATAGAACAAGTAACAAAAAATAGAAAAAGTTTTGGTGGAAATATTAGATACATAAATGGAGATTATAATCCTGCCGACTTAGGTTTTCATAAATAATAAAATTTTTACTTGACAAAATATATGTAGATATGTTATAATGTTAATATAAAATATAAAGGTAGGTGGTTACTATAGTTTATCAAGGAAGTAAAAATAGATTAGCTAAATATATTATTCCTATACTAAACAAGTTAATTAAAGAAAATAATTGTGAAATATTTATTGATGCTTGTTGTGGTGGAGCAAATATTATAGCTAACACTAAATACCCAATAATATGCAATAAAAAGTATGGGTTTGATAATAATAAATATTTAATAGCTCTATTTGATAAGATAAAATTTGATAATTTAGAGTACATACATATAGATGAGAATGAGTATAAGAAAGTTAAACAAGATTTCTTATTAGGAAATAATACTTATGAAGATTGGTATTATGGTTATGTAGGTTTTCTATTTAGTTATGGTGGATTGTTTTGGGGTGTGTATGCAAGAGGAACAGATGCTAAAGGTAACCCTAGAAATATGGGTAGAGAAAGATATAATAATTTAATAAACCAAAAAGAAGCATTAAAAGATACAATATTCACAATTCAAAATATATTTGATATTAATTTAGATAAATTAAATAAAAATATGTTAATCTATATAGACCCTCCTTATAAAGATACAAAACAATATAATAAACAAAAGTTTGATACAGAAAAGTTTTGGAATTTAGTAAGAGAAATGTCAAAAAGATGTATAGTAGTTGTCAGTGAATATGAAGCACCTAATGATTTTATAACTATATGGGAAAAAGAAATTGTACAGAATATTAATAAAAGATTAGATACGAATACTCAATTAGAAAAGCTATTTGTAATAAAAGATTATTGGTGGAAATATGACTAAAATATTATTTTTAGATTTTGATGGTGTGGTAAATAATATTGGTACTAGAAGTGGTATGGGGTTGAATATACCAATTAAATGTTATGATGGCAATATTAGATTAACTGATTGGAGTTTTGATAACATAGGAGTATTTAATCAATTATTATTATGGTGTTTAGAAAATAATGTAAAGATAGTAATATCATCTAGTTGGAGAATATGTATGGGTGGTTCAAAAGAATTTAATGAGTTTTTTGATACTATATTTCACGAATATTCTTGGCTAAAAAGAGTAAATTCTTTAGATAGCTTGGTAATAGATGTTACAGGTCAAGCAAGAAATACTAGAGAATTAGAAATTAAAGAATGGTTAGATAAAAATAATTATAAGGGTATGTATGTTATTGTAGATGATGATGTAACTTATCCAAATAAATATTTTAAAGATAAACATATAGTAAAAATAAATAATAAAGTAGGTTTAACTAAAGTAAAATTAGGAGAAATAAAGAGAAAATTAAAAGAAAAGGAGAGTTGATAGTATGGCAGAAAGAATGTTAGTTATTGGAGAAAGTTCAGGAGGGAAGCGTCTAGCAGATTATGAATTAGTAGCTACTCCGAATGGTTGGGTAAAAATAGGGGATATTAAAGTAGGAGATTATGTCTATGACGAACAAGGTAAAATTACAAAGGTTATAAATGTGTATAAAAACGAAGAACAAATATATAGATTATATTTAAAAAATAATATGTATATAGACTGTTGTAAAGACCATTTATGGAAAGTTGGTGTTAATAATCACAATGTAGATAAATTTGTGGTTAGAACTACACAAGAAATATTTAATAGCAATAATCCTAATAGATATTTTTTACCTATTACAGAACCTGTAGAATACCCTAAAAAAGATTTAAAAATACCACCTTATTTATTAGGTGCATTATTAGGGGATGGATGCCTAAGCCAATTTCCTACCTTATATTTTTCAAATTTTGAAGATGATGTAGTAGATTCGGTAAATAAATCTTTGATTTCTAAATATGAGGATTTAATATTTAAGAAAAATGAATATACTCAATGTCAATATACTTTACAATATACAAATGAAGATAATATGGCATTTGCTAGAGCGAATCATTTAGAAAAAGTTTTAATAAAACACTTAAGAGAATTAGGATTAGAAGGAGTAAAATCAAGAACTAAATTTATTCCTGAAATATATTTAAGAACTTCTATAGAAGATAGATTTGAGCTATTAAAAGGATTATTTGATACAGATGGTAGTGTATCTGAAAAAGGTTCATTAAGATTTACTACATACTCTAAACAATTAGCAGAGGATTTTATAGATTTAGCTTCAGGGTTAGGTATTAGAGTAAGTTTAGCAAAAAAATATAGAAAAGATAAACAATTTAAAACTATAGAAGAACCTGCTATTGAGTATACTATATCAATACAAACACATCTAAAGATATGGAGTTCTGAAAAACATCAAAGTAGAATGGAAACTTTTAGAGTAAGAAAAACAGACAGAGTAAACTTTGATGATAGAGTAAGAATAGATAGAATAGAGATATTAGATGATATTGTTCCAATGACTTGTTTAGAAGTAGATAGTCCTTATCACACTTTTTTAACAAAAAATCATATAGTAACACATAACTCTTCTTCTCTTAGAAATCTAAGCCCAAGTAATACAGTAATCATTAAGTGTTTTAATAAAAGATTACCATTTAAAAATGGAGATAATAAGTTTAAGGTATATACACCAAATGATTATACAGAATTAGTAAGTGCAGTTGTAGATATTTTAGAAAAAGATAAACACAAGAAAGTAAAAAATATTATTATAGATGATATTATTTACTTTATGTCAGATGAGTTTATGAAAACTATTAATGTAAAAGGTTTTGAAAAATTTAGTAATATGGCATCAGGTTTATATGGAGCTTTTAAAGATATTCCTGATATTGTTTTAGCAGACAGACCTGATATTTTAGTAACATTTTTAACTCATGCAACTATAAATGAAATGGGAAATATATCTATAAGAACTATAGGAAAATTAATAGATGAAAAAGTTAAATTAGAAGGTATGTTTGAGATGGTACTTTTAGCTAGATTAAATGAAGATGGACAATATGTATTCCAAGTACATAATACTAATAATAGTAAATCTGTTGTAAAAACACCTATGGGTATGTTTGAAACAGATGAGATTGATAATGATTTAGCTTATGTTATAAAGAAAAGAAATGAATATTATGGAATAGAAGATACTTCAAAGGAAAAATAATAATAAAAAAATACTTGCAATAATAAAAAATATATGCTATAATAAGTAAGACTATAAAATTTAGTCTTACTTATTAAAAATAAAAGGAGATGATGTGTAATGGCAGTAGATAAAAGTAAATTGGTAGGTAAATTAGATATATTAGGAGTGATAAAAGAAATTGAACACCCTAAAAAGATGGATAATGGAGTTCAAACAGATATTACTTCTATAATTAATTTAGTTATAGAAAACCCAACTACAAAATCTACAGTATCTATTCCATTTTTTACTAATGAATGGGATAAACTACAATATTTTGATAATGGACAACCACAAAGAGTGTCTGAACAAAATGCTACAGAAGAAATGAAGAAAAAAGCTATTAAGTATGAAATAAAAGGACAAAAAGAAACAAAAACATATTTGACAGTTAAATCTTTTGTAGATTCTTTAAAAACTTTAAAAGGTAAAAAAGTAAAAGTTGATGGAAATAGTAGATATAGAGTCAATAATTCGGGATTTTTACAATTAGGATTAGAAGCTAGAAAAGTAGAGTATGTTGACCAAAAAACAACAGATTACAGATTAAGTTCTCATTGCTATCTATTGTTTTCTAAAACTGAAATAGAAAATATGGCTTTAGATAAAGAATTAGAAATGTTTGTACCTTTAGGTACTCAAAATGAATATTTTAAACAAAAAGGATTAATTCCTTTAGAAGTTTTCTTAAATGGAGAAGTCAAAGATGACTTTGAGACTGCGAAATATGTTTTAGATAAAATGAGAGAAGATTGTGCAGATAATTTAAGTACAGATGGATATTACTTACTTCCTGCTACTATAGAACTTGAAAGTGGAAAAGCATTTAGAGAACCTACTGAATCGGATGTAAATCAAGGTAAATTAGTGTTCTTTAAAGCTATAAGTAAAGATAATGAAGAACTTTATCAAAAGAAACTTCAAGAGGAGTATAAATCTATAGGATTAATACCTGTAGAAAGAGGTACTATCAATATATCTTTAATAGCTTTTGATAAATTAGATTATGTAGCTAACCCTATTTTACATGATATATCAGGTAATAATTCAACTTCGGCAGTTAAAACTGCTACACAAAATTCTATGCAACAAGCTATAGAATTAGCTAAAAAAAGACAAAGTGAAGTAGGAAAACAAGCACCACCACCTAGTACAGAACAAACAACAGTAGAAGTGGTAAAAGAAACTAATGTTGAAGAAAATGTAGAAAATACTGGAGATACTACTGAGTTAAATACTAATGTAGAAAGTGGAGAGTCTACAGAAAATACAGATACAACAAATACCGATGGAACTGTAAATAGTTCAGAGTTCCCTTTTTAGAGGGTAGGGTTGAATTAGATTATTTAAAAATGGTAAAAATAGAAGATTTAGAAAATGAAATATGGAAAGATATAAAAGGGTTTGAAGGAAAATATCAAATAAGCAATTTTGGTAGAGTAAAAAGTTTAGAAAGACAAATTACACCTACAGCTCCTAATCAAAAATATAAAAGATGTAGAACAAGAATTTTAAAAACTTGTGTGGGAGCTCATGGTTATTTTCATGTCGGTTTAAGTGGAAGAAAATACTGTATACATAGATTACTTGCAGAAACTTTTATAGAAAATCCTAATAATTTAGAATGTGTAAATCATAAAGATGGCAATAAATTAAATAATTCTTTAAGTAATTTAGAGTGGTGTTCATATTCTTATAATAATATACATGCTTTTAAATTCGGATTACATTCTAATAATGTGTTTGTAAAAATAATTAATATTAAGACAAAAGAAATATTATATTTTAAAAGTTTAGCAGATGCTAGGAAATATTTACATATATCAGATAGTATTCTTAATCGTAAAACTATTCCATGTATATTAAGAAACACATATAAAGTAGAATCAGTGTCCTTTGAAGAATATAATAAATATACTTAAAGGTAGGTAAATATTTACCTACCTTATTTTACTTAATCTAAAAGAGAGGTGGTGTTTTATGCCAAAAAAGAAAAAAGATAATTTAAAAGAGAGTCAGAGTGAAGAAATTTATAAGAATTTGTTAGAGATGCTAATTCAGGGAGATAGAAAAAACTTAAATTCAAAAAATAAAAAATTATTGAAAGATTTTGAAAAAGAAGTAGATACTTATGCAAAAAGAGTATATTTCCTACACTATATTAAAGATTTGTATTTTGAGTGGAATACTATTAATTCTGATATTAATAGTAATTTTAATCAGTTAATTTACTTATTAAATCTATACAAAGAAGATTTACATAAACAATTTTTAATGCCTTATAGTATTGACCCTAAATATTTAAAGACAGATAAAACTAAAATTAATATAAATAAAGATGAAAAACTTATGAAAAATTACTTAGATTTAGAAAAGAAAGTAGGGATTGTTTAATGAGTATAGTAGATACTAAAAGAGATATAATGCAGATACTGGAAGCTAGATTGTTAGCAGGAGTATTACAAAGTATAGAAAATTTTAATATGTTAGAAGAGAAAACAAATAAAAATGTTTTATTTAGTTTATCTGATTATAAAAAGTTTTATGAAGTATGTAGAATACTATATACTAAACAAAAATATACAAATATAGATGAGTTTGCTCTATCTACATTTTTAAATACATTATCAATACAAGAGAATAGAAAAAAAGAATGTATGGATATCTTTTATCTAGTTAAAGAAATTACTAATAACGATATTATAGATTTTGAAGGAGTATTAGAGCAATATACCGTAATAAGTGTTCCTCTAAGATTATATGATAAAATAATGAATAACGGTGGTTTAGAGGAATTTATAGGTAAACTAACTAATTTTACTAGCAGTGATGATTTAACTACTACAATGGAAGGTATGATAAGTGAAATTTGCTCAGTAGGTACTGCCGATAGTAATTTTGTAGAAACAAATTTAACAGATATGATTACAGATGAGTTTACTCAAAATATAAGAAAAGGTAAAAGAGTAGATTGTGTTCCTTTTGATTTAAGATATAGTTATTTGAATAAGTGGAATAAAGGTATAGTCAGAGGTGTTAATGGAATTGCAGGGGCAAGTGGGTCAGGGAAGACCACACTTTTAGTAACAGTTTATATTTTATCTTTACTAGAGAACTCAAAAGACAAAATATGTTTATTTTGTAATGAACAAGTTTTTGAAACATTTATACAAATACTAACTTTTGCTTATATAACAAATGTATTAGTATTTTTAAATGAAAATGCAAAAACAATAAGTAGAGCAGAATATGGAGAGAATAGTTTGTCTAATGAGGATATGGAATATTTTATTAATGCTATGTTGCATTGGAAAGATAGATATAAAGATAGAATTACACATATATACTTTGAAAATATGCAACCAAATATACTTCGTAGAGAAATAAAAAAGAAAGTAAGACAAGGCTATAGACATTTTGTATATGATACATTTAAAGCAGATGAAGAGGAGTATAAAGATATAATAGAATTATCTAAAGTAGCAGATAATTTAACTAAAAGATTTAATATTACCTTTACCATTACATTACAAATAGCAGGAGAATCATCAAATGTAAAGTATTTAACCTATAGATGTTTGGCTAGAGCTAAAGCAATAAAAGAGATATTAGAAAATTTAATTATGTTTAGAAAATTAGATAAAGAAGAATTAACTAATCTAGTTGTAACTAAGTATAATGAAGAAACATTTGAAAATGAAGAAGTATCTTTGAATACAAATTTACCTTATTATGCTTTTTTCTGTGATAAAAACAGAAATGGGCGAGATGATTATGTATTGCTTTATTATGTAGATTTAGATACATTATATTATGAGGAAGTAGGAGTAATACAAAATATGCCAAAAGATACTGTTAGAAAAAAATCTTAATAAAAGTAGGTTAATTTATGATATTAGAGGACATAGTTTTACATAATCTTAATTTGAATAGAGAAATACTTTATAATCTTTTACATAATTTTGTAGGTAAAATAATAACAAGTTCTGATGGTATGACTGCAAGATTTGATATTGACCATAATTCAAATGCTTATGTATTATCTTTAGATGATAGTTTGAGATATTATAATTTTAGAAATAATGATAAAGGTAATATTTTAGATTTATTGAGTAAACTAAATGATGTAGATAAAACTAAATATATTTCTCAATTATATTTAAGTCTAGCCACGAATAAACAACTTATAAATGAGAGTGGAGAAATAGAATCTTGGAATGATACTTATATATTCCAAACACCTGAAATATATGATAAAGAAATATTAAAAGAGTACCCTTTAGCTATTTCTGAATTATTTTTAAAAGATAATATTAATGTAGAAACTCAACTTTTCTTTGGAGTTAGATATGATAAATTTACTAGAAGAGTATTAATACCAGTTTATTATAATAATGAATTAATAGGTTTAACTGGAAGAAGAAATGCTAAATATTTACAAGAGGGAGAGAATAAATATATGCCTATTCTTAGATATAGTAAATCTTTAGTATTCTTTGGCTATGATGTGTATTATGACTTAATAATGAAAACAAAAACAGTTATGATAGTTGAGAGTGAAAAATCTGTTATGAAAATGTGGCAAATGGGTAGTAAAATACCTACTTTAGCTTTAGGTAGTAATGCTTTATCTAGGAATCATATAGAGTTATTAAAACTATTACAAGTAGATACCGTTATATTTGCTTTAGACAAGTCTTTAAATTATGATGAGAGTTTAATACCTAATATAAAGAAATTAAAGAAGTATGGTAGAGAGTGTAAAATTAAATACATAGATGTAAATAATATACCAAATAATTTACTAGGAGAAAAAGAAGCTATTTGTGATAGAAATAAGGAAGAAATAAATGAAATATTTACAAAATATTTAAAAAATGAAAATTTTTAAAAATTCCACTTGACAAGGTGGAATTTTTTTGATATAATATTTAAGATAAGATATATAAATCTGAAAGGAGGTTACTTTTTGGAACAAACACCACAAGTAGAATTAATTAAAAAACATAAGCAATGGTTCAAAGACCTTAGTAAATATTTAGATGAATTTAATTTTGGTATACTTAAAGATGATATTACAAAATTAGAACAAATTTATATGGGTGGACTTGTAAAGAGTGGTTACTATACAGAAACAGTACAAGGCTATTTGCTAACTCTTAAAGGACAATTTGAATTAGGTGTAAATAACAAACAATCAGATAAAGTAAAAGAATTGAGAGCTAATAAAGTAAAGCTATGGAGTTTTAGTGAATTAGAACAGTGGAATGGTTGTCAATTATCTTATAAACTTCAAAGAATAGATAGAGTACCTCAGTTACATTCTTCATATTCTTTTTACGGCTCTCTAGCACATGATATACAAGAGGCTTATGTGTTAGGTAACATAGAATATAAGGATATGTTAGAACAGTTTAAAACTAGGTTAGAAAGGCTTAAAACATTAGGTGTACTCCTACCTAAAGATAGAAAAGGTGGATTAACTATTCAAGAGAACTATGAGAAATGTTTAAAAGATTATTTTAGGCATAATTACACTGAAATATCAAAAGATGTTAGAGTAGAAGTGGAAGTATTAAATCAAATAGGAGAACATTGGATACTAGGTTATATAGATTATCTTAAAATAAATAGAAAAGAAAATGGTAAATTCTATGTAGATATAATAGATTTTAAAACTTCAACTATATTCACAAAAGATGAGATGAAAGAAAAAGCTAGGCAATTAATATTATATAAGATATTACTAGAGAAATCTTTTCCAAATATTGTAGTAGAGAGAGTTGGATGGGATTTCATGAAGTATGTCAATGTTTATTACAATAGTAAGTCTTCAAAAAAATCTAGGAAAGATAACTATATAGAGCCTTACTATGACAAGTTGATTGAAGAATTAGGAGAAGAAAAAGAAAAAGAGATAAAAAAATGGATTAAAACAAAAACAATACCTAAAGAATATCAATATTTATTGAATGTACAAAATTGTTATGTATATTATTTTGTAACACAAGAGGATATAGATGATATAACTACTTATGTAGAGAATACTACCAAAGAAGTAGAATTAGGTTTAGAAAAGAATGAGTTTACTAACAGAGATTATGTAAATGAACAATTTTTTTGTGATAATTTATGTGGCTTTAGAGAGAAATGTCCTATTATAAATCAATCTAATACTCCACAAGGAAAATCAATAAATAATATTTTACAAGATATATTAAAAAAGAGAAAGGATAAGGCGATATAAATTAAAAAGAGATTAGGTTGTAGATGTATTACTGGGTCAGTATTTTATGGTAAAATTTTAAAAGATGGTTATACTATATCAGAAAAAGCAGAAGATATTGAAGATAGCAACTTTGAAAGAACTATGCTTGAATATTTAAATGCTAAAATGGGAGTATTTAAAAATAAATATTATGATATACCTATAATAGATAACAATAGACTTTATAGAGTTCGTGTAGAAGTTATGGTATTAGATGAGGATAAGGAGAAAAATAAATAATGCAAAAAATAGATTATACTTTACTAGATGGTCAAACATATCAATTAGAATTTAAAGGTGGGTATGGACATAGTGTTGGGATAGATGTAGCTTTAGCAGAAGATGTAGAATTACATTATGGAGAATTTAAAATATGTTCATTAGGGTTTACTATGAAAGTGCCTGATGGTTATAAAGCAGATATGAAACCTAGAAGTTCTACATTTAAAACTTGGGGTGTATTAGTTACTACTGGGGTATCTTTGTTTGAACCTAGTTATTCAAGTGTTGAAGATAAATGGGCAATACCTTTATTTAGACCTTTAGATTATGTAGCCTTACAACAACTAGCAGTAGGAGATAAGTCTATATTAGATGATGTTTTAGTTATACCTAAAGGAACTAGAATAGGACAAATAGAAATATTTAAAGCACAAGATGAAATAGAGCTAAATTTAATGTCTAATGAGGAGTATGCTAAAAAACACCCAAATGTTAGAGGTGGGTTTGGTAGTACAGGTACTAAATAAGGAGAACTAATGAAAATATTTGAAATTTATAATGAGAATTTGAAAGAAACATTTTATGTACATAGTTTATCTGATTTTTGCAAATTTAATGACTTAACAGAAAGATTATTAAGATATACACACCCAAAATTATTCATTTTGCATAATGAGGGTAAAAAAGTGAGATGGCAACCTTATCATAAAGGTTTTAAGATAGTTAGAGAATTTAATGATGATAGAGTAGTTAAATCTGAGAAAGGAAAACCTAATGTATACTATGTAATTGATTTAAGCGAATATTATTATATTCCTTATGAGGAACAATTAGAGGATGCAATTAAAAAAGCAATGAAAGAACAGAAAAAACAAGCAGATACTAACAGTAGTAAAGAAACCTATGATTTCTCTAGTCTAGGACAAGATAATGATAAAAATTATGAAGATGATTTATTAGTTAAAAAGTATCAATCAAGTTTAAAAACAATACAAAAATTAAGAGATGAGAATACTCTATTAAGAAAATCTGCAAGAGAGTTATTTAGAGGAGAAGTTATCTTTGATGAGTTCAAGACTAAATTATATTCTATGGCTAAAGACTTAAATGGTGTAGATTTTATAATGAATTGGGGTAAAGAGAGAGAACTAAAAGATACTTCAAATAACTCTATAGGTATATTAGTGCTTTCTGATTGGCATATAGGAAAGTATGTAAATTTAGATACAAATACATATAATGAGGATATAGCTATACAAAGAATCACAAAACTATACGAAAGAGTAAGAGAACAAATATATACTCACGAATTAACTGAATTAAGAATAGTTTTACTAGGAGATTTTATTCATGCACAAAGTAGACCTGATATGAAGTATCAAGGTCAATATGTAGAAATTGAAAGTGGTTTAAAGTGTTTCTATTTGATTAAGAATTTAATTGATAATTTATATAATCATCTTAATAAAATAGATGTTGATTGTGTAGTTGGTAATGAAAGTAGATTTGATAGTAATAACCCTCATACTAATATAAATGATGTTGCAAAAAATTCTATAGATTATATGATATATGAAATGTTACATCTAGCTTATGAGAGTAATAGAGGAGTTATAATACATAAATCTAATAATTATTTTGAAAAAGTGGTAAATATAGATGGTTTTCGTTTACTAGCTATACATGGAGATAAAATAAATCATTCTAAATTAGATAGTGAATTAGCTAAACTTAAATATAAAATATATCAAGATACAAAAACACCGATAGATTATGTAGTTATGGGGCATATACATAGTTCAGTTGTTACTGATGGTTATAGTAGAAATGCAAGTTTAGTAGGAGCAGATGAATATGCTACTAGAGGTTTAAATATACCTGAAAGCTATGTTAGTCAATTATTTGGAGTTCTTAACAGAGATACAAAAGATTTAGTAATGTTTAGTTTAAAATTAAAATAAATAAGATTGGAGAATAAATATTGTGAAAGATAAAAATAAATTACCTAAAAATGTTGAGTTAGAAGATGAGAAAGATTATGTAGTACCTGATTCAGAGATTATATTTAAAAATATTAATATGATGTTATTTGATTTTGACACTTATAATGATGATTTTCAATTCACACCTAACTTTTTAGCTATTGAGGGAGATTTTCAAGAAGTTATAGACAGAGCTTTAGAAAATAGATTAGTATATCTTAATATAGACTATTCTAGTTTTGGTGGGGATTTAATGGTTCTATTAGCATTATATAATAGAATAAAACAATTAAACAAATTAAATATACAAGTAAATCTAAATATAGTTGGAGATTTGGCAAGTTGTGGTGTATATTTAGTTTTACTGTTAGCAAAAGAAAAATTATGTACTTTTACTTTTAGTTCTATATATGACCCTGTATATTTAGCTCATGAGGGTTATATGAAAGTCTACACAAAAGATTTAAAAGATAATGATAGTTATACTTGTCAAGCACATTCTAAATTAAAAGATACTAATAAAAAAATGTTGGAGTTAGTACAAGAATTTGTACATTTATCTAAAACTGATATAAGTAAATTTAAGAAAGGTAAAGATATTTTCTTAGAACATAAAGATATATATAGAGCTTTAGAAGAGAGAAATCTTATACAAAAAGAATTTCCTATAAAGTCAGAAGTTATTGAATTTTCTAAAGAAGATAAAGATTAAAAGTAGGTTTATACCTACTTTTTATTTTATTGCTTGACAAACATTAATTTATATGTTATAATGTTTCTATAGTAAAAGAGAGGAAGTGATGTTATGAAAAAAATAATATTTATATGTATGTTAGTATGTTCTTGTATAACCTTTGGAATAGAAGACAAAGAACATTTTGAAATCATAGTAAATCAGTTATTTGAATTTGAAGGTAGAAATTTAGTAAAAGCCGAAGATGGTTATTCTAAATTTGGTTTGACTAAATATTATACAGATGATGTAAAAAATTTAACTGAAAATAAAGCCAAAGAAATAATATATAGTAAAATATATAATAAATATGAATTACATAGAATTAATAATTTGGCTACCAAACATCTAATATTTGATTTTATATATAATACTAACCCCTACAGAGCAATAAAAGTAATTAAAAAAATATGTAAAAATTATGATGAAGAAATTAATTTAGAAAATTACTCATTATCTGACAGAGTTATAAGTGTTATCAACAATAATCCACAAGTATTCGAGGAGTTAGTACAAGCAAGATTAGAATATATTAGAAGTTTAAAACTATATAAAAAATATGGCAATGGTTGGGAAAAAAGAATTAATTGGTTTCAAAATGAGTATAAAGATTATATAATAGAACTAAAAATTAAACAAAAGTATATGGACATAATGAGGGAGATTAGAGAGGTGGTTAAAGTTTCTTTAGAACAAAATTAAAATGATTATAGATAAAAATTTAGTAATAAGAATTAAAAAAGATTTAGAAAATAAATTACTGTTTAAATATTGTATAAACTCAACAAATATATTAATAATAAATTTTATATACAGTAAAATTTATATTTGTTACTTATATAAATCTACAGAAGATAAATACATAAGAGTTAAATATACAAATTTAGATAATTTATTAGAGTTTTTAAGAGGTATTGAATGACAACAGATATGTTAGAACTAGGGGTATTTAAGTTATTTGAAGATGGAAATTATCAAGCCTTAATACCAAGAGTTCAAAGAAAGTTTAAAATACACGAATGTGATATTATTGTAGTTACTAATGATGATTACCTTTATGAGATTGAATTAAAAGTATCAGTTTCAGATTGTAAAAGAGATAGAGAAAAAGAACACGAACATAAAGATATATATAATAGATTGAAATATCAATATTTTGCAGTGCCTTTATCTATTTTAGATGAGTGTATTGATTTTATTCCTGAAAGATTTGGTATAATAACAATAGAAGATACTACTCTTGAAGGTAAATTTATAAGAAAAGCAGAAATGAATAAAAAACATAGAAGAATAAGTAAAGGAGAGTTAATAAATTTATTAACTACTGGGTGTAAGAGATATTTTCAAAAATTAGATAGTATTTGGAAAAAGGAAGATGATAATGAAGAAACAGAAGAATAGAGAAATAGTAATTGATGGAGATTTTATACTAAGTGTAATAATTATAGGAATTTTACTAGCTCATTATTTTGGATTTTTAAGTTTAGATTGGTATGGCTTAGGTTATTGGTTTTTTCATATATTTGCAGTTTTAAGTGTAATACAAATAATAGTAAAAGTTATAAAATTTATTTATAATAAATTTAAAAATAAAAGGAGTGATGTTTAATGGGTAAAATAATTTTAAAGTTGGAGGAAGTTAGTAAAGCTAAGTCTTCAAAGAAGGAATTTAGGGTAAAATCAGATAGTTATACAAAAATGGCTATACAAATATACATAGAAACAATAAGTCCTGTCTTTATATCTAAAAATAAGATAAAATGGGATTTAGAAAGAGATATAATAAACGAAGCTATATTTACTTCAATATCTAATGAAAGAGCTAAAGAAAAGTATACTCAAGATATGCAAGAATTATCGGATAAACTACAATTTCTCGTAGATAAAGCAGAAGAAGATATTGATAAAGAGGAAGAGCATATTTCTATATTAGAAAATTTATTTAGAGATTTAATAGAGGAATATACTACTGCTTTACTATCTTCAAATAAAGATGTAAATACAGATATAGACTTTGAATCTATATTAGCCAATATTAAATTAGGTATAAAATCTAATAAGATTAATATTATAGATACTATGGGCTTTGTTTCAGACTTAAATGATATGCTAACTGAGATTATTGCAGGTAAATTAGATGAGTAATGAATTGATATTAGACTACTTAGAGGATATAAAAAATACTCAAGGAACTAATGAAAAGAAAAATATATTACAAGATTGGTATAATAGCAATAAACAACAATGTATTAGGGTTATGAATTTTCTTTATAACCCTAATATAGTTACTAATATGTCTACAAAGAAAATACGAAAGACATTAAGTGAAAATATTTGGACTACTTGTGATATAAAAGGGTTAGATAATGATGTACTTGAATCTATTATGTTATATTTAGAAAATAACTGTACAGGTACAGATGAGAATATAAGATACCTACAATCGTTTAGAGATTTATATGTATATAGACAATCAAAAGAATTTTTAGAATTATTTATGTGTAAGGAATTAGCTATTGGTTTAGATATAAAAGCCATAAACAGTGTTATTCCTAATTGTATAGATATTATTGAACCTATGTTAGCAACTAATTATACTAATGTAGCAGATAAATTAGATACTAGCACAATTTATTATGTTACTTTAAAGCTAGATGGAAACAGATGTATAGTTGACAATAGAAATGGAATACCAAAAGCATATAGTCGTAATGGAGTAGAAATAAAAGGTTTAGATAGCTTTTTAAACTCTTTAAATCTACCTAAAGGTAAAATATATGATGGAGAATTACTACCTCGCAATATTGATAATATAAGCTCAAAAGACCAATACAAAGAAATAAGTTCTATTATGAGAACTAAAGGAGAAAAACCAAAATATAAAATTACTTACCATATCTTTGATATAATAGATTATGAGTTACCTTATATGCAAAGAAGAAATTTCATAGATAGTATAGAAAATACAGAATATCAACAAATTTGTCAAGTTTTATATAAAGGACAAATAAATAATGCAGTTTTTAAGTTGTTAGATGAAGTTGTAGCACAAGAACAAGAAGGCTTAATGGCAAATGATATTGAGGGTATGTATGAGAGTAAAAGAGTTAAAAGCATATTAAAATTTAAAAAATTTAATACAGTAGATTTGAAATGTATTGGAGTAGAACAAGGAGAAAAGAAATATGCTAATACTCTTGGTGCTATTATATGTGAATACAAAGGAAATACTGTTAAAGTAGGTAGTGGTTTTACAGATAGTCAAAGAGATTACTATTGGGAAAATCAAGATGAAATTATAGGTAGAGTAGTAGAGATACAATATTTTGAAGAAACACAAGATAAACAAGGTAAAGTTTCTTGCAGATTTCCTACATTTATTTGTTGTAGAGAAAAAGGAAAAGAGGTGTCTTATGATTAATTTTGATATATTAGAGGACAGAAAGAGAATATTGATGTATTCTATAAGATACTGTATTACTAGAAGAAGTTATGCTTTATCTGATGCCAAAGAATTAATTTTAGCTTATGGTAAGGATTTACAACCTCATTTATTATATACACTAATAGATGATGTTGAATATGAAATATCTCAATGTGATAGAACTAAGGACAATTATTGTAAAACACAACTTGTATTTTTAAAAAATTTAATAAAAGAAATCTTATATGAGAAAGGAATTAGAGAATGAGTTTTAGTACAGATTTAGTAAAAAATTATAAAGAAAGACAAAAGTCAATAAAAGAATTAAAAGAAAAGTTTAAAGAAGAGTTAAAAGTAATATTTTTACCTCATAAGGAAGCTATTATAAATGCTTATGTTAGTGGAGAATCAAATTATTCTATTATTATAGAAGAAAATTTTAAAAATAGACTAGAAGAATTATATTCAAAACTACCTGATTATAAAATCTCTATATTTAGAGAAATCTTCCAAGAGCAAGAAATAGCAGTAATAGTGGATTGGTTTGATACTTATATCAGAGATGAAGAGTCTGTATACAGAATAAATATATGGTTCTCAGATGATAGTAAAATAGAACAAGATAAGAAAATAAATAAAATATAAAATTTTATTTGACAAAATAAATTCTATATGCTATAATGATACTATAAAAAGATAAAACAGAAGTTTACAGCAATAAAATGATTCGGCACAATCAAAATTGACTTCTGTTTTCTCTTTATAAAATATAATAAATAAGGAGAAGTGATATTTTATGGAAAACAAATTTATGCAAGAGTTACAAAAATGGGGTAATCTTACAGAAACAGAAAATGGTGCAATCGCAGTGAAATCTACATCAGACAGTGTAGTAGATTTATTTGGTACAATAGGCTCTATGAGAGAGTACACTTATCAAGGTAGAGCCAAAGTCAACAAAGAACTTTTACCTATGTTCTCTAAAGCTATGCAAGAAAATAAAGAGTTAGCAATGAAAACTTTATTTTATGCTAGAGATTGTAGAGGGGGTATGGGAGAAAAAGAAATTTTTAGATATGTTATGTTAGCTTTATTAGATATAGAAACAGAGGAAAGTTATCTATTGTTCAAAAATAATATGGCTAATATAGTAGAATTTGGTTCTTGGAAAGACTTATTGGATATATTTGATAGAACTAAAGTAGCAAGAGCTAAATTAGATATAGTAGGTTATATTTATGATACTATTCAAATGGATATAAAATTAATGAATGAGGGTAAAACTCCAAGTTTATTAGCTAAATGGTTACCTACTGTCAATAGTAAATCTAAAAATACTAAAAGAAAGGCAAAGAATTTACTAACTCTTATGCCAAAATTAGATTTTGACTATAGACACTACTGCTCTAATGCTAGAAAAATGTTAAAAGTTGTAGAGAGAAACATAGCTCAACAAACATTTAGTGAAATCAACTATAGTGCAGTTCCTAGTAGATGTATGTTGTTAAACAGAAATCTATTTATGGAAAAAGACCACAAACATTTTAAAGAATACCTAGATAGTTTGGAAAAAGGAGAAACAAAAATTAATTCTTCTGTATTATTTCCTAGTGATATAACAGGTAAGTATTATGATAAAAATACTAGCTATTATGGTTTTAATCCTGATGTAGATACTGTATTAGAGGAACAATGGAAAGCACTTCCTAATTATATGGATAGACCTTTAAATGCTTTATGTGTTGTAGATACAAGTGATTCTATGCAAGGAACTCCTATGAATGTAGCTACTGCTCTAGGTATTTATATAGCAGAAAGAAATCCAAGTGAAGCCTTTAGAAATAAATGTTTAGAATTTTCACATACAGTGCAATTTATAGATTTTTCTAAAGCAAACACTCTAAGAGATAAATTAAGATGTTATAACTATGAAGTGGCAAACACAAATTTAGAAAAAGTATTTGATGTAATTTTAGATTTAGCTTTATATAATAAATTAGAACAAAAAGATTTACCTACTCATCTAATTTTACTTTCAGATATGCAATTTGACCAAGCTACAGGAGATTATGATGCTTTTGATAAAAGATTTAAAACTTTAATGGAAAAGATTAGAGATAAATATGCTAAAAATGGTTATAATGTTCCACAAATTATATATTGGAATATTGCTACAAGAACACCTAATTTCCCTGAAATTAAAAAAGATGGTATATGTTATGTAAGTGGTTATAGTCCTGCTATTATGAAAGCTATCTTAAATACAGAATTACTAACTCCTATTGATGTAGTTAAAAATGCAGTAATGATAGATAGATATAAAGATGTTTATTTTGGGTAAATGAAATAAGGCTAGATATATTCTAGCCTTTAATTATCATTAATGAGGTAATTTATGTCTAAGAGTAAAAGAAAAATTAAACACATAATTTATGGTAGTAAATTGTATTTAAAATATTTACATAAAAGATTTTATAAAGAATATGGAAAGAATAAAGTTAGATGTAGATTTAGAAATATAAATAAAGACTTTGATAGTGGAAATTATTATAAGAAAATAAGTTTTTATAAATATTTAATATGAAAAAGGAGAAAATTTGAATAAGTTAGATGGATATACCCAATATTATCAATCTATTGAAGATGATGAGAATTATACTTATGAATATGGTGTAGAAATATTATTGCCATATATACAAAATTTTAAGAATAAAATTATATGGTGTCCTTTTGATAAGGAATGGAGTTCATTTGTTAAGGTTCTAAAAGAAAATGGATTTAAAGTGGTGCATACTCATATAGAAGATGACAAAGATTTTTTTACTTATGAACCTGATAACTGGGATATTATCATAAGCAACCCTCCATATAAGAATAAAAGAAAATTTATAGAAAGATGTTTACAATTAAATAAACCTTTTGCATTGCTATTACCTACAACAATTCTAAATGATGCTTTAATAAATGATTTATTTACTAAATATAATGCAAAATTACAATTATTAGTTCCTTATCAAAGAATGGAATTTTTTAATAAATATAGAGAAATTAGTAATAAGTTAAGTTTTAAAACATCTTACTTTGCAAGAGATTTATTTGAACAAGATATAATATTATTAAGAAAAGAAGATATGAAAAAGGAGAGAATATGTCAAAAATAGTAGAACTATCAGATTATTATGAATTGAAATCTATAGATGGATTTATATCCAATGCTAAAATGTATGATTTAAAATCTAGTTTAATAGCTAGTGGTTTTCCTATGCGACCTAAAGTAGATTACAACGAAGTAGATGATAAACTCTTAAATAGAGGTAAAAAATTAGGTAAATACCCAATAGGAGCAGGAGAAAATAATTTTTTAAAAGGTGTAGTAGTAAATTTAGATATAACATTACCTGTTAAAGTTTGGACAGAATGGGAGAGGTACATTTTCAGTCCTATAGTAAGTTCTAGTAGTAGTATGCACAAAATACTACACTTTGATTTAGATAGTTTTTCAGAGGATACAGATAATAGAGTTATCTCTTTATGGAACACTTTAAGAGAAGAATATAAAGAAAATCCTACAAATGAGAAATATTTACAAATATTACATAGCACTCCTGTAGGTTTGAAATTAACTGCGAGAGTAAGTTGTTCTATGATGTCTTTAAGAAATATGTATAATCAAAGAAAAAATCATAAATTAAAGGAATGGAGATTATTTTGTGATTGGTGTTTAACTATTCCTTATTTCAAAGAATTAACAGAAATTAGTGAATAATTATTTAAGGAGGTATCATGGATAAATTACCAACAAGTTTAAAAGGTTTAAGAAATAGAGTATCTAAATATAAATATGCTCATTTTACTTACATAGATAATGATGGTGTAGAGAGAAATAAAACTTATTTTACTAAAGATTTAGATATAGAACTTTGTACAACATTTTTTAGAGTTTATCTATACTCTATAAAATTTAGTAGAAAAGTAGAACCTATAATAAATATAACTAATATATTTTTATCCAATAATATGAATGAGAACATATCAAAGTCAACTAAAAAAATAGAATTAGGGGTTGAAATACAGTATGTTAACTATGATGGAAATAACGATAAAAGTCTAAATGTAGCAGTTACTTATTCTCAAGATAATAGATTTCAACAATTTAGATTTGATTTAGAAGTATGGTATAGATTTAATTCTACAAAAAATATGTTAGAATCTATTAAACAACCTAACTTAAAATATAAAATTTTAAGTTACAAGTATGATGATAGTATTATACCAAAAACTGTAAATTATGATGAGATAAGTCAAAATGAAATGGAACATTTATATTTAACAAGTGTATTTAAATTATTAAAAACAACTAATTTAAAGAAAAAAAGTAGAAGATATAAAATACTAGGATAAATTTCCTAGTATTTTTTTTTATTTTTATCTTGACTTATTATTAGATATATGTTATAATGATTTATATAAAGTTGAAAGGAAGTGAGTAGATGACAGAAAAAGATTTTGAATTTTTAGAAAGTTTAAAGAATGAAATGCTAACACAAGATACACATTTTACTGCCAACCCTAGATTTTGGGTAGTAGCAGAAAGAATTAAAGAGTATAGACCTACAGGAGAAGGAGATTATACTGATTATGTTTGTATAAATTTAGATATTCAAACAGAGAATTTAATGGATTTTGTTGAGTACATACTAGATAATTATGATAAAGACAATATATTTATTACTGATTATGAAACTTTATTAGAGTTAAGAGAAAAAGATGAATTTGATTATTGGGATAGAGAAACAATATTAGATATATTAAATGCTTTAGATATAGAAGTTGAGGTATATAACTTTGATTGGGTTTATAAACCTAGTGAAAATCACAATACATTTTTTCTTACAGAAAAAGAGTGCAAAGAGCATATAGAAAAAAATTACTATCACTATAATCAAGGTATTCCTTATTGTGTGTATGGTTTTAGATGTTATGGCTTGGAACAGTTGATTGATTTGATAATTAAAACAGATTGGATTAAGTTAAAGGAGTTTTATGAAAATAATAGAAATTAAAGGAGATTTATTTACAAAAGAAAATATGCAAGACAAGTCTATATATCTATCTCACTGTATTAGTAGAGATTGTGAAATGGGTTTAGGAATAGCTAAAACTTTTAATAAGAAATTTCCTAGTATGAAAAATACTTTGAAAAATAGAATTAGCAATAATACTGTTTGTGATTTATACAATAATAAAGTATTTAATCTTATCACAAAGAATAAATATTGGCAAAAGCCTACTTATGAGAGTTTAGAAAAATCTTTAAAAGCAATGGCTAATGATTGTTGGCTATTAAAGATAAAAATATTAGCTATGCCTAGAATAGCTTGTGGATTAGATAAACTTAATTGGAAAACTGTTAAAAATATGTTAGAATATGTATTTAAAGAGTTAGATATAACAATTTATGTATATGTATTGTAGGAGGTTGTATGGAGAAATCTTGTAAATGGTGTAAACACTATGATTCTAAAGAAAAATATTGTACAAAATTAGAAAGTGGATTTAAGTTTGATAAAGAAAAAACTATTAAAGAAATAACCGAAGAGTTAGAAGATGAGATTTTATCTGAGTTAGCTTGTTTAGAACAAGACCAAGATGATATATTAGATGAAATTCCTAATATAAAGATGAGTCAAATTATAGATATAGGGTGTTTATTTAGAGATTTCAGAGATATTATAGGCAGAAGAATAAAGAATGTATTAACAGATAACTTAGATTGGGTAGAATATAATGGTTTAAAATCAATAACTGATGATGAAGAATTTTATTGTAAATATTGGGGGTAGAATATGAGTAATAAAGAAAATAGAGTAGATTTAAATAAAAAGATTAGAGCAGATTATAGAGAAAGATACATAAATAATTTAATAGAACATATTAAAATAGAATTAGTGAGTAAAGATTTGGATTTAAAAAATTATTTGGTAGAATGTTATAATAAAGGGGTCTATGTTTGTGAATTTGATGTAGATATAGATACAACTTTTATATCACATATTAATTTAGCAGATAATGGTTATACTTCTATTAAAGATATGTTCCTAGAAAATCAATATAAAGGTTTTTTAGCAACAATAAATAATTATATAATAGAAAAATTTAACCTACAAGGTTGTATAGATTCTATTAAAAGTTATATAATGAAAAGAGAAACAATAGAAGAAAGTGCATATACTGAATATACTTACATTAGTGAGTATTTACATACAGAAATTATATTTAAAGATTAAAGGAGGTATTAAATGGAAAATAAACAAACATTATGGGCTTTAACAGAACAAGGTAATAAATTAGAAGAAATGATTGAAAATAGCATTGATTGGGAAACTGGAGAAGTTGATGAAAATTATGACAAATTAACTGACCTTAAAGATGAGATTAATGCTTTAGTGGTAAACAAAGGTAAAGATTTAATCTATGTATTAAGAAAGCAAGATAATTATGCAGATGCTATAGATGAAGAAATAAAAAGATTACAAGCATTAAAAAAATCTTATACAAAGAAAAAAGAAAATCTAAGTAATTATATTAAGATGTGTATGATTACTAATGGAATAAAAGCTATAGAAACCCCAATAGGTAAACTATCAGTAGTTAATAATGCAGAAAGTGTAGAAATATATGATGAGAGTTTGATAGATAAAAAATTTATTAAGACTAAAGTAGAGGAAACTATATCTAAGACAGATATTAAAAATGCAATAAAAAATGGAGAGGAAGTTCAAGGTGCTAGATTAGTAAGAAATACTAGACTCGCAGTAAAATAGAGTAGAGCTAATCTACTCTATACTTGATGTTAGAATATGGTATATAATAAATATAAAAACAAAAAGATAGAACAAGATGATATTAAATTTGATTCTGAAATGGAATATAAATTTTATCAGAAAGCAAAAGAATTTAATATTGAATTAGAGATGAGAAAAACTTTTATATTACAACCTAATTTTATATATAAAGGCAAAAAAATATTACCTATAAAATATGTTTCAGACTTTAATATAGGAAACTTAATAATAGATGTAAAAGGTATGAAAACTACAGAATTTAAGTTAAAAGAGAAAATATTTAAGTATCAATATGGCAAAGAGTATGAATTAGTATGTATATGTCCTTGTCCTAAAAAATATTTAGATAACCTAGATAATAATATTATATGGGAACAATTAGGTTTTATAGAGTTAGATAAATTACAAAAATTAAGAAAGGAAGTGAAAAAGAAAAATGACTAACGAACAATGGGCTTACTTCATATTCAATACAAATGCTATTGAGGGTAACCAAATAATTGAAAGTGAAGTATTAAAATTAAAAGTTATAGCAGATAAATTACCTTTAGAATATTCTAAAGAAGTACATAATCAAATAATGAGTAACTTTAGTAAAGATACCCAATTAAGAAATTGGATTACTGAAACACTTAATGCTTGGTTATGTTGTAGATATATTTATGATACATTTGACACACCACTTACAGAAGATTATATTAAATATATACATAAAATAGCTAGACAACATACTATAGATGAGGAAAAAGGTTATAACATAGGAGAATACAAAGCAATAGGCAACATCATAGCTAATAGAAAAACTACAGAACCAAGTAAAGTACATAAATCTATGGCTATTATCATATCTCATTTTAATAGACTTAGTCTTATTACAAGAGATAATGTATTAAAATTTCATAAATCATTTGAAAAAATACACCCTTTTCAAGATGGAAATGGTAGAGTAGGTAGATTTATTATGATAAAACAATGTTTTGATGGGGATATAGAACCTATCATACCTACTCTAAAAGATAGAAAATTCTATTATATGCTATTCAATGACTTATGTGATAATAAGTATACTGTATCTTATGGAGCATATACACAAGCTCTCATTGATATAGAGAAATCAGATAAAGAAATAGCTTTATTAAGAGAGGATTTATATGTTAATTATTCAAGACTTGAGTATAAACATTTACATAATAATTTAGATGTTAGAGATTTCTTATTAAGAGATGTTGAACAAGGAAAAATTAAAAGGAAAAGTGATAGATATGTTAAACTTCATAAGTAAATTGAGTTTTGTTTTAGGCTCTATAATACTTCTTTGGTTATATATTATATGGAGGTCGGATTAAATTATGATAGAACTTATTATACAAAGTTTAGTTGTGGGTTGGCTAGGATTTATATTTATTGGTAGTGTTTATTGTTGGCTAGTTATTCCTTTATATGTTAGATTTAAATGGAAAAAAGTTTTATTATCTATAAATACATTATCAACAAAAGATAAAAATATAATTAAATATATACAGTTGTTTTCTGAACACGATATAAATAAACAGAGATATATACTAGAAAGAGATTCAGTGTATAAAACCTATGATAATATATGTGATGTATTATTCTCCAATAATATTTCTAGTTTTAAACTTATATTAAAAAAATTAGATAAATTAAATAATAATGAGAGCATAAGAAAAGATATTATGTGTGCTTTTGAGAACTTAAATAAGAAAGATAATTTATGTTGTTTATATCAATTAGAAAATTATTTAGATAGACAATTAAAAAACTTAATACAATGTGAAACAGACTCTTTAAAGAAAATAAAATTGTTAGAAGAAAATACTATATTAAATAAACTAAAAGAACATATGTTTAAAACTAATAACTCTAAATTATATTTTATTATTGTAACCTATTATGAAAATAATCTTATAGAATTAAATGATATTGTAAAATTAATCGAAATATTTACAGATAAATCTACAGAGGAAGATGTAAGAAATTATATTAATACTATTATAATAACTAAGGGGGTAAAATAAAGATGTTAAAAGCAAAAAAGAAAGCAGAAACAGTATATCATCTAGGTATTAGAGAATGTGATATTGAAGCAGAGAAATTAAGATTACATTTGAATAATAAATTAAAAGATAAAGCTACAGAAGTAGGAGAAGCAACAGAATATAATCAAGTTGTTCAAGGAGTATTAGTAAATTATGTAGAAATTATAAGAGATGGTTATTTATTCTATGTAAGTTATAGAGGTCAAGGGTATATATACACTGTTCCTGACATTAAATTAACTGCAAATGTTACTTTAAAATTTAAAAAGAAAATAGACCAAATGTTAGAGGGTAAGAAAAATGTCAGAAAATAAAATAAAAGTAATATGTTTTTGCTCAAAAAGTGGAGTAGGAAAATCTACAATTATAGAAAGTTTTAGAAATAATAATAAATTCAACGAGGTAGTGTCTAACTCCACTAGATTACCTCGTGATGAGTTTGATAAAACTACTCATCATTTTAAAGCTATGATAGATTATAAAACAGACTTAAAGAATGATGATGTAGTTGCTAGTTATCACTCTCCGAAAGGGTATGTAAATTGGGCAGATTATAGTTGTTTTGATGAGAATAAAATAAATTTGTGGGCAATAGATATATTTGCATCTCTTAGACTTTTAAATAACCCTAGATTTGATATAAAAATAGTATATTTAACTTGTAATGAAGTAACAAGAATTGAAAGATTACTAAAAAGAGGTAGTGAAGTAGGAGATTATAAAATTGAACCTCATTTAGAATTAGATTTAGTAGATTATGCAAAACATAAAAATTGCATATCAATAATAGATACTACAGATAAATCTGTTGAAAGTATTAAAGATGAAATAATAAACTTTACTGAGTTAGACCTAGATAATTTTGAAGTTATTGAAGTAAATAACTCTATCATTATACAATTCTTAGATAAAAAAGATTTAATACTAGAAAATAAAGTATATGAAAGTAATTTAGAAAAAATATTAGATTATATATTACAGGAGTACACTTATATAGGGTTTACCAAATTAGATACACATACAGAGATATACATAGAATATAAAGGTAAAAATTACACATATTATGATTTAACTCTTGACAATGCAACAATATTAGATTATAATAGACTAATAGAAACTTTATTAAAATGGAAGTGTGGTGTATGCTATGATAGAACTTACAAGTAAAAATACTAAAGGCTTAATAGGACAATATTTAGCTACTTATAACAATATTAAATGTTATAAGGGAGATGTAAATGATTATGCAGAATGGTATAAAAATTTTATAGCTAATATAGACAATCCTAATTTAGTTTTAGCTTTTGACATTGAGGCAAAGAAGTTATACCCTAGAAATAACAATATAACTCACTTTGCCTTGAGTTATAAATTAGACAATATATATTACAATTATTGTTTTGTAGTTAGAGATTTAGATAAGGATTTAAAGGCAAGAGTATTCAATTCCTTAAATAAGTTTAAGTGTAAAATATTGTTACATAATGCTTATTATGATATTGGAACGATTAAATTCTTACATAATGTAGATGTTAAATGGGATTTCGATACCTACATATTATTTCATACTCTAATGTCGCATAGAGCTAAAGATGACAGTGAGGACTTTGGAGATAGTGAAGAAGATAGAGGATTAGGGTTAAAAGACTTTACAAGAGATTACTTACCTTATGGAAATTATGAAGAAGAATTAGAAAAAGAAAAGAAAAGAATATGTAAAGAGTTAGGAATATCTGTAAAGCAATTTACTTATGATTTGTTTTCTGATGAGATTATAGCACCCTATAACACATTTGATGTATTATGTACCCTACAAGCATTTGAAATAGGTTTAGACTTGTTTAAAGCCTATGTAAAGGACTTAGGGTTAGATAAATTATCTCAAATAATAAAAACAAAAAAAGCTACTATGGATATTTATATTAAAGCCTTTTGTAGAGGTGTAAATATAGATTATGCTAAAGTAGAACAATTAGGACAACAATTTAAAGAAACTAGAGATAAAACAGAACAAGAATTTTTAAATGCTTTCAAAAATGAAATAGAGTTATGTGAGAGTTTACATAGAGTTAAAGAATATGATAAACTTCTTAATGAAAGTATGATTGATTATCTTTCACATATTGCTCAAAAGGGTAATAAGAAAGGTAAAACTAAAAAAGAGGAAGATGGTAAATACTATTATACTAAAGGAATAGAATTAACTGATACTCAAAGTAAAAATCTTTTAAAGAAAACAGAGTTTAGTATGACTTCCACTGATAAAAAAACAACTTTATTTGTAGAAGTATTAGGTTTAAAACCTGATGATAAAGGTACATCTAAATATGAACCTATTATATTAGACCCTAAATCAGATATATTTAGTAAGTGTTTTGGTTATAAATTAAATGATACTACTGGAAAAAGAGAGAAAGTATTGATAACACCTAAAACAGATAGGAAATATTTAGAGAATTATGTCAAACAATACCCTCACATACAAGATTTATTAGATTTTGGTAAATGTAAGACTGCTCTTAACAACTTTCTAGGGGTAGAAAAAACAGAAGAAGATAAAAAGACTATAGATGGTACTACTCTTGCAGAATTAACTGATAGAGGTCAATTTCCTTTTGTATACCCTAGTTATAATATATTAGGAACAATTACAAATAGATGTACTTGTAACACACCTAATCTACAACAGATACCTGCAAGGGGGGTATTAGCACCTTTAAAAGAGTGTTTTAAAGCAAGAGAAGGACATAAGTTTTATTATGCAGATTACTCAAGTGCAGAGATAGTAATACTTACTGCTATAATTAATAGTAGAAGATTTAGTGAAGCCATACATAAAGGGTGGGATTTACATAGTATGAATGTTTGGTTTATGCAAAGAAATAAAGTATTAGCTCAAGCACCTGAATTTCAAGAGATGTGGGATAATTGCAAAACAGATGATGATTATAAAAATTTCTATGGTGCAATAAAAGAAAAATTTGAGAAAACCCTTAGATATGCCACAAAATCTGCCACTTTTAGCTTAGCTTATGGAGCTGGAGAACAAGGACTTTCAAAGAATATTGGTATTTCAGTAGAAGATGCAAAGGAATTAATTAATGACTATATGAGAGCTAACCCTGAAATGAAAAAGTATTTTGATAACCAACATAAAAAAGCAAAAGAAAAAGGCTTTATAACTAATCCCTTTGGTGCATTTCTTTTAATGCCTGATGTACCAAATGAAGACAATAAAATAGATTATATTACAAAGAAAAAGATAGAAAAACAAAAGAAAAAAGCTCTAAATTTTCCTATACAATCTAGTAATGCCTTTTTACTTTATGAAGGCTTAATAAAAGCAGATAAGATGATTAAAGATAAAGGTTTAGAAGATAAAATGCACTTTATGTTTAGTGTATATGACAGTTTTTGCTTTGAAGTATCAGATGATGTACCTCAAGAAGTTGCATTAGAAATACTTGAAAAGAGTTTTATATGCTATCTTAATGACGATTACTTAGGTATTGATATAGAAATTGGTACTTCTTGGGGTAATACAGAACACATTAAAAGACCTAAAAGAACAAAAGAAGAAGTTGAAGTATATGATTTTAGAGAATTTTAAAAGGATAAAGAAATTTATCCTTTTTATTTTATTATTAGCTTGACTTTTTAGATTAGATATGGTAAAATAAGTTATAAATTATTTAAAAGGAGGTATTAACTTGCAAGAAGTAACATTGGAATTATTGAAACAAATAGTTGAAAGAGAATTACCTAAAGACAAGACAAAAGAACTTAACTTTTATTTGGATTTAACTAAATGGACATACAAAGGGGTACATTTAAAAGATGTTAGAGTAGTGAAAGCACCTTATGAAATTAGATTTGAATTAAGAGTAGCCTATAAAGATAAAATAACACCTATTCAAGTGTATGAATCTAAAGATTTTGTATATAAATTAGATGAGTTTGCAACTAAGGAAATATTAGATAATAAAAGTATTTTAAGTGGTATTTTATATGATATATTAGGTAATCAACATAAAAGTAATACTATCTTATCTATATACAAAAATTATTTAACTTTATCTAACAAGTTAATAAAGATTACACAAGTTTATTATTATTTAAATTCTGTTAGAAAATCAATAAATATAACCTTGTTATATGAGTATAATAATACTAAGTATTATATGGAATTATATGATATATTTAGACTAGAAAAGGATATAGATAAAGAAGTAGAAAGGTTAGGTGTATAAGTATGAATAAATTAACTTTATTTATTTTAAATGTTTTATTGTTTACAAGTTTAGTGTCTAATATACTGTTATGGGCTAAAGTCAACTGGCTAATTAAAAAGCTAAAAGATAGAGGTATATTATGAAAGAATGTCAAAAATACTTATTTAAAGATAGTGAAAATATAGATTCTTTATTAGAGGAATTAAATTTAGTTGGTAGAGTTATTTTAAAGTTAGATAACTCAACTAAAATAACTAGATTTATACAAATATTAAAAACTGTATATAAGAAAAGAAAAGATAAAGAATTAATAGAACCTAAACACCAAGTGTATATATGTAGTCAATCTATTGGTTGGACTAATACCTATGCTTTAGTAGACCAAAAACTAGATGTAGTAAACTTGAACTTAAATACTGACATTAAGTATTGGATAAACTTAGATTTTATTACTCAAATGAAATTAGATAAAAAGGATAACTATGTAGGTATTCTAGTAACAGAAGATTGTGTAGTATTTGTAACAAAGACTTATTGTATAGTTTGTTCTAAAGAGGACACACCTATGGATTTACCTGTAACAGACCTATTAGTGTCTAGCAAGGCTTTTACAGACACTCAAGACATAACCCTAACTAATTTATCTATAGATGGATTCAAAGAGCTTAAAACAATATCACAAGCCTTTAAATCAGATATAGTAGATTTATATAGAGTAGAAGATGTACCTAACTCTCTATATCTCACTCTTAACCATAAGAATTTAATTGATTATATCTCTACTCAAAATGGCTTAAAAGATAGATATATTAATACAGATACTTCACTCATAAGAGTAGCCTTTTGTACTGATACCTTAGTGGAAATAGTGAATAAAACTCCAAGTAGACTAATAGCAATGTTTGATATGAACTTACTAGAGTGGATTATAAGTAGTTTAAAAGATAGTAAAGTCAACCTAAGAATAGCAGAAAAAAGTCTAACATCTCAATTAGTGTTTGACTTAGATGACTTTATGATATTGCTAATGCCAGTGCAATAATATAAAAAGAGAGGTAACACTCTCTTTTCTTTTTCTAAAAAAATATTTCTTGACATATTTTAATCTATATGCTATAATAATATTATAAAATAACTTGGAGGTGTTATATGACAAATGAAGATTATTTAGTTGGAATGAATTTACTGAATGTAGCTATACAAACACAAGTACAATTAGCTACAATTAGAAATATTCTTTGTCCTTGTTACACTCAATTAACAGAGAGTCAACAAATGGAATTTGACAAAGAGATAATGGAATTAAAAGAAAAGTATAGTAAGATATATGAGCAAAAAAGAGAAGAAGAATATCAAAAATGGAGTGCTTATTATGATAGAAAAATAAAGGAATTGTATGGAGAAGGAGGTAAATATGCTAAATACGAACCCACTAAAGATTAGAATAAATAACCTAGAGGATATGTTCAAACAAATAGAATTGATAGGTAATGCAGAGTTTAAAAAGTATGAACATTTATTAGATGTAAAATATGATAATTTTGTTTGGTGGTATGCAAAAGATACAGAACATAATACAAGAGTAAATAAAAGATTAGGGGATATTTATAGTATACCTAATAAGAATGTAGGTGTATATATTTATGTTTCAACAACTGGAGAAATTATAGTACAAACACTTTACAGAAATGATATGAGAGAAGAAGAGAAAATAAAATATACTCATTTAGGTAAGTTTTTTACAAAAAAACAAATGACCGAATTGAAAAATTATATGATAGAACACTATGATAAAGATGAATTTGGAGATTATCAAATGAAAGAGATAGGGGGTAATTATGAGTGAAAATACTTTAAAACAAATAGGTTGCATATTAGAAAAAGAAACTAATAAGTATTTAAAGGAAGTTTATAATAAAACTAATTGTTTTACAGACTGGTGGGATTATGAAAATTGTGAATTTTCTACTAAAAGAAAACTATTAATAGATGGTAGAATACACACAATAATTTGTGGAATAGAAGATATAGTAATTTATTTTTGTATAAGAAAAAAAGGTAAAATACTAATGTGGGGGCAACAAAAAGGTGTAATTCAACCTGTAATAGCTACCGAAAAGAAATTAACACAAGAACAGTTTGATACTCTTAAAAAAGCTATTATTGAAAAAGAGCAAGAACATAAATTATATATACAAGATATATTATTTTTATAGGAGGTAAGTTATGAAACACGAACTAATATTGGTTAAGAACAAATTTAACAATATAATAGAAGATATACTTTCTGTTTATGGCTTAGAGAAAAAAGGAAAATGGGTATATACACCTACATCTATTAATTCTTATTATGATTTAATAGTTAATAGTAGACTAGGAGCATTTACCTATAGATTACATAATAGTGAGGGCAAAATTCATATTTATATTACAAAAGAAAATAATATAATTGTAGAAGATAAAATACAAATATCATCTCTACAATTGCCAAAGAAAATAGATACATTGACTAATGAAGAGTTTATTTATTTAAAAGAGTTTGTATTACAAAATTCAAGCATTACTAATATAGAAGACTTTTTAAACAATAAAACAGAATTAGAATTACAAGCTATTTATGGAAGTGAATGTAGTCAATATACTATAAATAATATTCAAATAATAGAACAAGCATTGTTGAATAATCAAATAACTATTTATGATATGAAAGATTTTTATGATAAATGTCATCAAGTTAGAAATTTTGAAAATAAAGAAGTTCAATGGACTTTTAGATTAAAATTAGATGATGGTAAAGGTAAATTACTTAAAACTACATATATAAATGTAGTTTTCATAGGTAAGACATCAAAAAGAATAGTTGTAGTATGCGAAGATATTGTAACAGAACAAGAATATACTTTAAATATAGATATACATAATTTTATGGGAAGTTTAAAGGAACAACTAGCAAGTATTTATGAATTAAAAGAATTATTAAAGGATAGTGATAATTAATGGGAATTATACAATTAATACAAGAATATATACCAAATAAAAATATAAGATATATAGTTTTATGTTCAGTTATATGTTTTGTTATTTGGTTATTAAAAAGAGATAAATAGGAGGTTATATGGAAATCAAAAAATTAAAAAATGGAAATTATGAAATAGACAAAGAAACTTTAGAAGAGTTTTTATATTCTTATCATACATTAAATGCACTTGAATGCGGTGGTGTAGATAATTGGCACGACTATCGTGATGCTTTAAATGATTATTTATCAGAAGACGAAGATTGGGATGATTTCATTCAAAATCTTATAAATGAAATAAAGTAAAAGTTTAAAGGAGGAATAATGGCAAAAGAAACTGTATTAGAGATAGAATTTCAAGAAATATGGGGTAAATATGCTTGGAGAATAGTTAAGAATACTATACCTTTCAATGTAGAAGAGGTACATAATAATGAAGTAAAATTAGTAAGACACCAAGATAATATTTATATACTTGATGATTTTGAAGGTATATGGGATATGTTAGATGATGAAATGCTAATATATGAGGAAGATAAAATCAAAATAGAAAATTTTGTTACAGAAATAAATCATAAATATGGTAGACCAAAAAGATGGAGAGCTAATTTATATGAAAATTATTATAGTATTAATTCTCTAGGGTATATAAAGATACATACAGAGGAAAATACTAAGGCAGATTCCTTATATTATGATGTAGGAAATTATTTTAAATCCTCTGAATTAGCTATGAAATTTAGAGATACTGTATGGACAGATGCCTTTAATAAAGCAAAAGAATTAAATGAGGACTAAATTTGATTACATTATTAAAGAAAAAGATATATATAGATATAGAACTACCTTATACTATTAAGGTAGATTTTATATTAAAAAGGAAGTGAATAAATGCAAAAACCTAATTTATTAGAGGATAAACCTATACTAAATTCAGATGAGAATACTTGGGGTATTAAATTAAATAAAATAATAGATAAACTTCAATCATTTGTTAATGGTATAGTGGATAATCTTAACAATAAGCTAGATAAAGGAAATGTAACGAATGATTATTCTAGTGCAGAAAAAATAGAAGCCAAAATAAAAGAGAAAGTAAATTCAACTGACTACGATAATTTAAAAATAAAAGTAGATAATCAAAGTTTAGATTATACAACTTTTAAACAAGAATTTAAAGATGGTAATTATGTAAAATTTAACACTACTAAGAACTTAGAAGACAAAACTGGTATAGTTAAAAATTTAGTTATAGAAAACATAACTTTAAATAATATTAATGGAGAGCCTTATACAAAATCTAGTAATATATCAGAAAGTGATGTTAAAACCATAGGAGATAGGTTATATGAGCCTAAAATAGAAAAGAAAACAGGATTTAACCTAGATGTAAGTTCTCTTATCACATCTAATTCAGAATCAGTTTTAGCTAGTACAAAATTAGTTAATCAAGTTATTTCTGAGGTAAAACAAGATATGACTACTATGTCATCAAGTTTAACTAGAGATTTACAAACAAAGGTTAGTTCTACAGATTTTAATAGTTTAAAATCAAAAGTAGATAGTATAGACACAACAACCTTATCTAGTCAATTAAATGCAAAAGCTAATAAAACAGATTTAAATGATGTGATTAAGAATTTAAGATTAGATAACTCAAAATTAAAATATAAACAATTTAATGGTACTATAGATGAGGATATGGAAATAGAATTACCTAGTAGTAGTGGTGGAGCAGTAGGAAGTTCAGAATTTGACAATTTCTTAAATAGAGAATGGTGGAAAGCTAATGTGGAAGCTCGTGGATATGGATTATTAGGTTTTCAATATAAAGAGTTAGTAACTGGATTTGCAGGGTCAAGAATAGATGGTGTATCAAAACCTTTTGGAATATTAAAACATAATAATAGTATATTTGGAGCAGTCAAATTAACTAAACTAGATTTAGGAAGTATTATAGTGGATTCAATAACAAATTCAGTAAAGGATAGTGTATATAGAATTAGACTTAATACTTATAACTATGGAAAACAAATATTAAATGATTTTGATACTAAGAAAAGTAAGCTAACACCTAGACCTAAACAAGTGTTAGATAGATTATCGGGTTCTCTTTTTTCCGAAGTATCTAGGACTATACCTTTAAACTCAGAAAGAATGAAATTTATAGCAAATGAATTTTCTAAGGGTGTACTTATGGATATATCTATATATCAAGATATTATTCTTACTGAAAATCCTATACATAGAATTTCTTTAAATAGTAATATAGGAGATAAAACTTTAAAACATCTTGTTGCACTATTAAATGTTCATAGAGCAAATAGTATAGAAAAAAATAAAGTGTATGTAACACAAGGTAATTTTGAATTAAATAAAAGTGAACATACAAGTGTATATTTAAAAGATTTATCACAAGTAAGAATTAACCCTATAAATCCACATATAAAACTTACATTTGATGCAGTAAATGAATTTAATGTTGGAACAAATTTACCTAAATATTTCTATTGTTTGTTATATATAACAGAAACAGACTTAGTGTATTTACCTTTAATAAATCATTTTTGTGTAAAGAAAACAGATGACCCTATATTGTATGAGTATTTAACTAAACTCTATGAAGGTTCTGCTACTTGGGGTTATGACCCACAAAGAGCAATCATAAATATTACACCAAAAAAACTTACACAAGATACATATAAAACTTTTAATGTAACAGATAATAGAGTAGGTTTATCAGAATATAATTATACTAATAGGTATCAAATAGATTTAGATATATTAACTCTAACAGAGGATGCACAATTAACTCAAAAAATTGTAGATAGATATTATAATAATAAATACTATGGGTATACTTATTTGGAGAAACAAAAAGAAGAGTTATATGTTATTATGAATTTAAATACATTTGATTGTATGGATAAATTGTATTTTACAACACAAGAGTATGAGAATATAGGAGATGAAATTTTACAACAACAATATAGAGAAGAATATTTTAAAAATAAAGGAGGTTCTAGCTCTCAAGGGGATATAGATATAACTTCTTTATATAAATTAGAATATGAAGAAAGAGATACTGCCTTGACTGTATTAGATACTTGGACAAAAACTTTATTAACACAAAAAGAAGTTATTGGAAAAGAACAGTATACACAAATAGAAACTTCTGGTTTAATTCCTAGATATATTCATATGCCTAGTGCTTATTTTTTAGAATTAGGTACTGTTTCTTCTTTAAGATATGAAAATTATTCTAAGGAATTAAGGGATAAAATAGATAATTTTTGTAAAGAATTAGAACAACATAAGTTATATTGTATAGATAGTTATTTTTCTATTCAAGCACAAAGAGAAATCTACCCTGCGAATGGTTTTACATCTGACAGGAATAAACTATATGTAACTCCTAATTTTTTATCCTATTATTATACATCTTCAGATATAACTAAAATGATGTTAAATTCTTTAGAATCTTTCCCATCTTTATTATATAAACATAAGGATAATGTTTATATCTTTCCTTTAATAAATGGTTTAGTTCTAACAAATAATTATTTATATCCTGAACTATTCGATAAGATAAATACATTTATGCAAGGTAAAGATATTAAAGCTATAAAAATAAATCAAAATGTAAATCATAGAGGTTTAACTATTAACAATAAGCAAGTTTTAGAGGATATTGTTGGAGATAAAATATATACAATTCAAGAAAGATACTCTATTTTTAATACTGTAGAATATTATTTAGTTCGTATTCATAAAGGAACAGAAAAAGAAGGATTTTGGGTAGCATCTTATAGAGATTTAAAATCATATTTTAAGAATAAAATTTTTGAGGGTATTGCTTTTTACCCTGTAGATAATATTTTTTATAATATTGATGTTAAACAGTTAAAAAATAAAATTACATATAGATATTTTAATAATGGAAGAACTCAAATATCTTATTTAGAAGTACCTGATGTAGAAAAAAGTATACAAAAAAGAGATATTTGGACAAAATATATAGATATGAATGGTAATTATACAGACTTAAATAAATGTGTTATGTATTGGTTATATGGAAATAAACGAATAATTAGAACAAGTGATATTATACATAAGTCAGTAAACTATGGAGGAGAGTCCTATGGTATAACTGAGTTTGGAGATATAAGTGTAACGAGTATAACAAATTCTTTAATATTTGGTACAACAGATGATGGTTCAACAATACAATATTTATTAAATTTAATTACAGGATTTGATTTTCACATTGGAGATTATCCTAATAAACAAGATGGAGAGGTTAAAGTAAAAATTACTAAAGTGTCTACTACTCAAATTAAAATATCACAATATATTAGAGATATTGATAATAACAAATACTACTTAATGAATGAATTTACAGTAAATACTACATCAACACAACCAATACAACAAAATATAAGAGGATTTAAATTTGAATATATATATGGTGGTTTAGGTACAAAATTTGATGTTTTAAATGAATATTTTAATAATATGCAATTAAATAATATTAGTGGAGAAGTAGGTAGAATATTTGGTAATAGTAAACAAAAACTTACATCAGATTTATTTAATTCAGAAGGTAATTTTAAAGATGGAAGTTTATCTCCTGCATATGTAAATCAACATATGATAATAAAAGTAACTAAATTAGATGGGTATAATACTATGGAAGACTTCACTAGAGGATTAATCGAAATATCTAATGTAAATTGGTGGTATTAAATGGAATGGGAAATAACACAACCAACAATAGCAATAGAGCAGATAGAAGAACAACCTAAAGTTTATGCAATGAATTTATATAGATATACAAGTGGTTATATAGTGGAAGATAAAGGTAAGTTTTATACTTACCTTATTATTCCTAATAAACATAAATTGTATTTAGAAGATATACAAACAATAAATTATAATTATGGTTTAGAACTAGATTATGATTTATTAGATAATGTAGGTCAAAGACATCTAGGATATAAATATAATAGCTTAGACTTAGATAAGATGAAAAATGACTTAGATGACTTAAATAATAGATTATTTAATTAAAAGGGGGTGTGTATTAATTATGAAATTAACATTAGTTTTAATTTTATTAGGTGTACTTGTATTAGCTTATTTTAGAACTCCAATAAAAAATATATTTAGTAAGTTAATAAAAAAGATTAAATCTTTTAAAAAGAAATAGTAAATATAAGAGAAAGAGATGAGATTACTCATCTCTTTTTTATTTTAATAAATATTTTCTTGACAAACAATA